TGAACATTTACAGCATTGACTGATGTGGAATCAGTCTTAGATGTAGTTGCAATTGATGTATCCTGTTCCGTTTCGGTTTCAGTCACTGGATTCCTTTCCCGCACGCGCCAGGTTTTCCCTCCTGGATATCCACCTGACGGGTTTCGATGTCGTGCGCCGCATCCACCAGGCAGCGGGCCAGTTCCAGGCATTGGGCGGCGGTGAGGCCGATGCCCGTTGTATGGTGGATGGCTGGGCGATGCGCATCCGTGCTGTGCAGGCTGGCGATGATTTTTGCCGTCTGCTCCCGGTCGAGGCGCATCACGCCCAGGCTTGCGCCGGGCGCAAGCTGCGCAATGCACGGGAAGTCCCTGTTTTCTCCGAATTGGCGATAGCCGCATTCGCCGCGATTGACCAGGGGCGCGCGCGGGGTGTGGGTGAAGATGGTGGTCATTTATGTCCTTGAATTGGAAAAGCCCGCTGTTGCGGGCCGGGGGAATGGAATAAAAAAAGCCCGCATCGCGGCGGGCCAGGGGGAGGGATTGGCAATATGCGCGCACATTGCCGTGCGCAGCCTTTCAGTCCCCGGGCATCGGGCGCTTGAGTTCGGCCATGCAGCCTTTGTACGCCTGGGCGATTTCCACGCCAAGCTCCCAGCCATCGCGGTTTGCGTTACGCCCGGCTTTGAGGGCCGCCATCAGCGGCAGCAAAAATTTGAACATGCCGTCCTTTCGTTGAATGGGCAAGCCGCAGCACTCTCGAAATGAAAATGCTCCGGTTTGCCCTCCCCGCCCTTTTAATCCGGTGCAATTCCACCAAATTAAAACCGGGGCGGGGAGCGAAACCGCGCACGCATTCCAGCGCGCAGTGACCGTTTTTGCTCCTGGCCGTCTTCGCCTCGGTTGTCTTTGGCCCGTTTACCGCGCTTCGGGGGACTGGGATACGGCGCAACCGCCCCGAGACCTTCGGGACTTTTTCCGCGCACTATCGTGACACCATGCGTCACGGTTGCTCTTGTGTTGACCGGGGGGACGCGGCCCGCATGGGTGGGCGTGAACAACGTCCGGCCGGTTTTTCGGTTGTCAAGGTGCCTTTCCTTTTGCCCTTGCAGGCGGGGCGGCTTCCACCACGCTGCAATCAGCACGGCAAAACCCCAGCACCACGCCCCGTCGGAACATCCGCAAGTCCCCCCGCCTGCCGCATGCTTTCAGCCTTCAAACCCCGCCGTCTCGCTTCGGGGTAGGGGGTGGGGTGGTGATGGGGTGCATTATGCATATATGCATTCAAATGTCAAGGTAAATTTGCATGAAAATACTTTTCTGTTGTCCAGGCGAAAAAAAACCGCCTTGACGGGCGGCTGTGCGGGTTGGCGGCATGTTGCTTGCTGGGTTACAAACCAAGTTCAGAGTGCGACCCAAGACGCACAAGATTCAAGATGCCAGGGACGGGTTTGGCGTAAATCAGCACCAAGTCGGGCTTGACGTGGCAGTCCCTGTGGTCTTTCCAGTTACCGGTGAGTGCGTGGTCTCTATGCTTTGGCGCAAGTGGAATATCTTTGCCCAAAGCATCAATGACGAGCAATAGGTCACGCTCTAGCGTGGCGCGGTGCCGCCCTCTGGATTCCCGCGCAAGGTCGCGCTTGAATTGTCCGAATTGCTTAATTTCCCGCACGAATCACCGCCCTGATGTCGTCCAGCGTGACAGTTTCCCCTTTACCTTGCCGTGCCTCTTCCATCGCCGCGATGGTTGTCGCGTTTGGAATCAATGGCTCAAAGGGCAGCGCTTTGTCCTGTGCCACTTTCGTGAGCATCAGCCGTACCGCATCGGATACGGTCAAGCCAATTGATTCTAAAACAGTAGCGGCTTGTTCTTTTATTGCACCGTCAATACGCGCTTGTACGAGTTGGTTTGCAGCCATGAGTGTTCTCCGGTTGATAACGTGAATTGCATTGTAATGCAAAAATCTAGATATGTGTGCTTTGCTTATGCACGACTTCGCCGACCATGAAGACGCCTTCGTGGCACAGCCTGCGCGGGTATTCGGCCTGGTTTGGGTTGTCCGAGTAGAGCCACCACTGTCCAGCATCACGAATCAATCGCTTGATGACCAATTCCCCCTCGTAGTTAACGGCGAAGACTGCGCCATCTTTTGGGGTGGTTTGGGCGGTGTTGACAACAACCAGATCACCGTCGTGCAAGCCAGGCTCCATGCTGCTGTTTGCAACTTTGGCGGCAAACAGCCTCTCGGGCCGATAGCCTTTGCTGTCAAGCCACTCTTTTCTGAACATGATTGGCGGATCTTCGTCTTCCGGGTACTCTACGACAAAACCGCGTACGCCCGCCGAGAGCTTGAACTGCACGCGACGTACGAGTAGATAGTCAGGGTTGTCGCTTAGGTCAATGAGACGCCTGGGCGAGACTTTGAGGCTGGCAGGTTCACCTTCCAGCCGTGCCCACTCTGCATCAGCAAGGGCAGAGTCATAAAAGGCCAGCACGTCAACGTGCAGATACTTGGCCGCAGCATCCAAGGCAGGCCCGCGGCGCGGTTGGCGGATAAGCCCTTTCCGGAGCCTATCAAACCCGGATTGCGCCGATGGTTTGCCGATGGCCGCTGCTAGTGAATTGGGGTTAAGACCGCGCTTGGTGAGCAGCCTGTCAAAAAAGGTTGGAGCATCCATGCAGCAACTATGCATAAATAAATAAGTCAAATTAGCTTGACATATGGATGCATTTGTGCATAATTGCCTGATGCTTCGCATCCAAGCCGTACTCCAACAACTGCGTCGCTGTATGTCGCAGTCGGAGATTTCCCGTAGAACAGGCATCGCTCAATCCAAGCTTTCCCGCTGGGAAGCAGGAAGAGTGGCGGCGGGGGCTGAGGATGCCCTTGTGCTGGCATCCCTTGCAAGCCAAGTATGCGGCAACCCTCTCCCCGCCACCCCCCACCACCCAGGAGGCCAGCCATGCGTAGCGGCACCGTGACGCGCGCTGACCTTCGCCCTCTGGACTGGCAACAGATCTGGCCGGAGTACACGCCGCCCGCAGCGGGGGCTGCTCTTTCTGAAGGCCCTGTGCGGCCGCTGCGCGGCAAGGCGCAGGGCGCAAACGCAAGCGTCAAAGCCCGCAAGGAACGCACGCGGCGCGCGGTGCAGCGCGCAGCGACCCGTTCGGACATGGCGGCGCGCGCGACTGCAAAACAGCAGGCGCACAAGGAGGCGGCATGAAAAAACGGCAACTGCCCGGCGCTAGCGAATCAGGCGATGTTGCCGAGGCTGTCGAGCCTGTGCCAGTCGCCGCACAGCAAGAGCGCGTGCCCTGCATCGAGCGGGCAGACCAATTGCTGATGGCGCACAACATCTCCCTTTCGCACAGACGCATATTGCAAATGAAGAATCGCGCGCTTGCCCTGGTTATAACAGCTTGGACAAAGATATGGTGGCCTGCGGTTGCCTTGCCGGTCTTGTTGCGCCGCATATACGAAAGTGCTGCCCGCTGCCACGGCGCACAGTTCGTAATCGGCAAACTGCAAATCGGCTGCTTTCATTTTCTCAAGCTCCATTACAAGCCGCTTTTCTTCTTGCTGGGACTGCGCCAGAAGGTCGTTCTTGAGTTGAATGGTTGCGCACAGCTCGATGATGCTGATATGCGCCTGTGCCAGCTCCTGGGTGAGGTGGGTGACGGCATCCGTGATTTGGCGCGCGTCGCGCTGGGCAAGGGCGGTCTTGCCAATGTCTATGGCGGCAGTAATGGAGGTGAGGACGGCGGGAATATTTGCGAGCATGCTTGCCCCTTTGATGGTTTGCAGATGCGGGTTGGGAAGTTCGCATTGTTCATCAAAGAGGGCGAGCGGCATTCTGCGTACGGGCCGCCGGGCGCGGCGGGCCAGAGTGAGGCGCAGGCAGCCCAGGCCAGCGACGCGCGCGTGCTACCAAAGGAGGCCACATGAGCAATGAAGAGAACTTGCAGGAATTTACCCTGCCCGCCGGTTGCGTTTTGCACAGTGACGGGGTGCCGTTTTATCTGGCATCGGCTGCGCGCATCCGCTGCCACCCGGCCAACTGGCCTTATATCCGCATTGGCCGCACCAGGGACGAGCGCGGGCGCTCGATTCGCTTCAATGAGGAAACAGGCCAGTTCTTTGTGCCCGACAGCGGCGAGATTTTCGACCCGGAAACCGGCGCGTCATATCACGAGCCATGCAGCATGGATTGCGTCAGCAGTGAATGCAGCCAATCCGGCCAGATTTCGCGCCCCTGCCAGGCCATGCCGGGCAGCGATGGCGTGCAGACCGGCAGTTCGTCGTTGCCGTCCAGCATGGGCAGCAATAGCGCCCTGGCCTGATCGGGGGACAAATCCGTGGCAACAAGCCAGGTCGAACGCAGGCAGCGCCAGTGTTGCGGAAATGATTTTTCCATCAGGCCGTCCAGCGCCGTCCAGTGCTGTGCGGCTTTGCCCGAGGTATTGCACGCCAGCAGTTGCGCCCTGCACAACGCACCGGCCTTTCTGCCGCAGCCGTGCGAATCTGGTTGCAGCAAACGGGAGTTTTTGCCATGAGCCACACAATTGAGCATTCATTTGCCGCGCAGCATATGGACGATGCGCGGCGCGAGCGCTTCATCAAGCGCCACGGCTTTGCCATGCTGGCGGCGCATGCGGCGGGCAATGAGGCGCTGGCGCGTGTGCATTGGCAGGCGCAGCGTCAGGCCATCATGGCGCGCTCGCCGCAGCAGGTGCAAAAAATGGAGCGCGAGCGCGGCATGGATGCGCCGGTGCCGCCACCTGCCCGCGATAACGCGCCCGCGCCCGATGATCCGGGCGGCGGCTGGGTGGATGCGGGCGCGGGACTTGCCGCCCACATGCGCGCGCGTTTTGGCGCAGCGGCCATCGATGCGCTGGCGCGCCAGGGCAAGGCCAGAAGGCAGCCAGGGGGAAGCAGCAATGGCTAATACCTGGTTCAGGCTGTACAACGATGCGCTCGACGACCCCAAGCTGATGTTTTTGCCGCGTGCCGATGTGGGCAACTTCTTTTTGCTGCTGGCGCTCAAAAGTGACGGGGGGCTGGATTGCCACGTACCGCAGGGGCGCCGTGATGCGTATGTGGCCCTGCGACTGCGTATCTCGCATCGGAAGGCTGTGTCGCTCAAGTCCCGGCTGATGGGCGTGGAACTGATCGATGGGGATTGGCAGCCGCTGGCATGGGCACAGCGCCAGCTTCTGGATGATGACGGCCAATCTGCGGGAAGTCGCAAGCGGGAGAGAGACCGCCAGCGCCTGCAAGCGTGGCGCGAGCGTCATCGTGAAGGCAGGCCGGAAGGTGAAACGCCTGAAACGCCCGATGAAACGCATGAAACGCCCGATGAAACGCAGGTGAAACGGTTACGAAACGCGTTTCAAAAAGCGTCAGATACAGATACAGATACAGATACAGATACAGATACAGATACAGATACAGATACAGAAGAAGAGGGAGAAGAAAAAAAAGACAGAGAAAAAGGAAAAGGGGGTGTGGGGGAAAAACCGCCAAACCCGCAAAACGGCGCAGCGACCGAGCCGACCACCGAGCCGCAACCACCGCAGACCGGGGAAAGCGGCAGCCGCGCCGCAATGGCTGCCAGCAGCGCGCCGGATGCGGCGGGAGCGCCCCCGGCTGCGCCGGTTGCGCTGTGTTTGCCTGTTTTTTTTGAAACCCCTGAGGGCAAAAACGCCAGCGCCGCAGCGCAAAACCCGCTGCAAAACCTGCCGCAGCCGCCGCCTGCCCTTGCCGCTGAAGCGCCGCCGCCAACGCCCGAGGCATTGCCCGCACAAGCCGCAGCCGAAACCACCGCAGAACCCGAGCCGCGCAGCAAGGCCCGCGCCAAAAAAGCGGCCAGCAGCCGCGCCATGCCGCTGCGCACCTTCGCGCACTGGCAGCAGGCAATGCACGAAGCCGCGCCGCACGCGCCATTGCTGCCTGCCGATGACCCGGTTTTTGCATGGGCTGCCAAGGCGCGCCTGCCCGATGAATGGCTGCTGGCCGCGTGGTTCGCTTTCAAGGAAAAGTTCGCCGACAGCAGCAAAAAGTATCAGGACTGGAGAGCTGCGTTTCGCAATTACGTGCGCCATAACTGGCTTGGGCTGTGGGGCATATCGCGCGAGGGCGAGCCGTTTTTGACCGCTGCCGGGCAGCTTGCCATGAATGCCGCCGCCGCCGAACTCGACAGCGGCGCAGCGCAGTCCGGAATCCAGTCCGGAATCCAGTCCGAAATTGCAGACCCCGCCCAATCACAGGAGAGCGACACCATGACAGCACAGACCGACGACACCAGCACCGCCAGCACCGCAGCCGCTGCGGATGCCGCAAATGCCGACACGGCCAGCCATCGCGCCAGGCCCGCGCTGCAATCCTTGCGCGATGTGCTCACCGATGGCACCAGCATTCAGGGCAGCGTGCGCATGGCAAATTTTGCCAAACAGACCCGCGCCGTAAAAAACGGCGCAAAGCCCGCGCCCGGCTGGCGCAAGGCGCGCGATGCGTTTATCGGCGCGCTGTCCTCTTTCGAGCAAACCGGCAGAACCCGCGCCCAATGGCAGCGCGAGCGCGCCAGCATGCGAACGCATTTTGAATCCGGCAGCCATTCATGGGAGGACGATATGCCGGACGCGCCTTTGAGAATGCCCGCAAAAATGCCCGCATAAGGCGGCGCAAAACCAGACGCAGTCTGCCAGATAAGCCGAGGAGATGGAAACCATGACGGATTACGCCGCACAGGATTTTGCAATGCACGCGGGACACGACAGCGAAAGCGCGATGATGCAAAAAGAAATCAGCCAGCAAAAAACCAGCGCCCGCAAGCGCGAGGAGGCGCGTATTGCCGAGATGGTTGTCGCCCTGTATTGCGTATACGAGCCGGACAAGATGCTGGCGCTGGCCGCAGAAATCGGCATGTGCGCAAACTGGTTTCACCATGCCGGGTTTGCCGCCGTGTTTGCCTGCGCGCAGCAGTTGCACGAGGCGGGCGAGGCCGTCGATATTGTGAGCGTGGGGCAGGAAATCGGCCGTTGGCAGGACGGCAGCCACGCCGCGCCGGATGGCCTTGCCCAATGGCCGCATCTCGATATTGCATGGCTCAATGATGCGCTGGATGCGGCGCAAGACAGCGTGCCGGTTTTTGCGCCAAAAACCATGCGCCAGTTGATTGCCCATGTCGGGCTTGGATGGCGGCTGCGCCAGACGCACGCGGTTTTGGACGCGCTGCGCCCCAAAGCCGCTGCCGCGCGCAATGCCGATGAGCTTGACGCGATAGCCGACGAGGCCATTGCGCAAATCGAGGCGCTGCGCATCGATGAGGGCAAGCGCAGTTTGCAGGATTGGGTGCAGATGCGCGAGGGCATGCATTCGCATTTGCAGTTGCTCGAAGAGCGCGCCCAGGGTTTTCACGGCGCATGGCCGACCGGTTTGGGCAATCTGGATGCGGCCATCAATGGCGGTTTGCGCCCCGGCGCGCTGTATGTGGTGGGCGCGCGCCCCGGCCAGGGCAAGAGCGCGCTGGTCTTGTCCGCCGCCATGCATATGGCAAAGGAGCGGCCCACGGGGTTTTTCTCGCTGGAGATGGGCAGAAGCGAGATTTACGACCGCATGACGGCTGCCATGTGCGATGTGCCGATGCATGCCTTGCTCAATCCGCAGCAGCACGAACTCGATTGGGAGCGCGTGGCCGCTGGCGTGGAAGAGGCCGCGCATTTGAAGCTGTGCCTGTGCGACAGGGGCGGCCTGAATATCAACGAGGTGCGCCAGATGGCGCGCAAGTTGCACCAGACGCGCGGCTTGCAGGTGCTGGTACTCGATTATGTCGGCCTGCTGGCCCCGAGCAGTGCCAGCCTCAAGCGCAAGGATTGCCGCGCCCAGCAGATCGAGGAGGCCACGCGCGGCCTGAAGGCGCTGGCCAAGGAGTTGGGGATTGCCGTGCTGGCGCTGGCGCAGTTGAACCGCAATGTGGAGGGGCGCACGAGTCGCAGGCCGCAATTGTCCGACCTGCGCGATTCCGGCTCCATCGAGCAGGACGCGGATGTGGTGATGGGCCTGCACCGCGCGGCGCTGGACAACCCCGATTTGCAGGAGTCGCACGCGGCCTATGCCGAGCTGATGGTGCTCAAGAACCGGCAAGGCCCCACGGGGCGCGTGCATTTGCATTACACGGCAAGCCGCGTGCTGTTCAGCGACTGGATTGGCGATCCACCCGACGAGGGCGAGGCATCGCCGCAAAACCGCGCGCGCATGCGCTGGAAGAAGCCCGCCCATTTTGCCGGGCTGAACTGAATGGACGCGCCGCTGCACATCGTGCTGCCCTGGCCTGCGCGCGTGCTGTGGCCCAACAGCCGGGTTCACTGGGCGGCGCTGGCGCGGGCCAGAAAGCGCCAGAGGATGGATGCGGCATGGCGGGCCAAAGCCGCCGGATTGCGCCCGCTGGCCGCGCTGGGCCTGCATGTGGCGCTGCAATTCAATCCGCCTGCGCGCCGCGCCTTCGATCTGGACAACGCATTGGCGGCAATGAAGGGCGCGCTGGACGGCATCAGGTCGATGACAGCCGCTGGCAGATTGCCATTGCGCGCGGCAAGGCGCAAAAGGGCGGCGGCGTGCTGGTGCGCATTTGCGGGTCTGCCGCGTGAGGCCGCTGTCATGCAGCAGCTTTGCCTGCCCGGCTTTGATGCGCCGCAGCGGCGCGCACGCCGCCGCGTTGCGGGCGATGGCGCAAGGATGCGCGCGTGGCTGCAATTGGCACTGGATTTCACGCGCCCTGCGCCGCTGCGCTGCAATGTCCCGTCTGCCCGGCGCGGCGCAACGCCTGCCGTGCCCCCTTCGGTCTTTGGCTGGATGGCGCAGCAGGCGTTGCACGCGGCAGGCTGCGCCGCGCCGCCCAGAGCGCCCAAAAGGCGCAATACCGGCATGCGGCGCGATTCGGATACGCGCCGCGTTCTGGCGCTGATTGGCTCCATGCCCGGCACGTTCCTGTTGCACCGCCAGATTCGCCAGCGCCTGGCCCTGCGCAAGGGCGCGCTCGATTGGGCTTTGCATTACCTGCGCCGCTGCGGCCTGGTCGAGGCTGCGCCCTTTCAGTTGCCCGGCTGCCGCCGCATTCTGCGCTACCGGCTGGCGGCGCGTTGAACCAGGCCAGCCATGATGCCGCCTGCGGCCAGCGCAACCATTGTGAAAAGGAAATTGACCATGATGCAGCAAAACAATGACGCACAGGTGCAGATTGACGCGCAGATGGTGTTCAGTTCTCTTCAGGGAGGAATTTTATTTCCGTCAGCAGATGCCGCGCCCGCGCACGCAATTCAACCGCCCATTCCGGATCGAAGCCTGGTGGCAAGGCTGCTGCAAGACGGTCAACTTCCGCCTCAAATTGCCGCAGCAGCCGCTGTGGCTCTGGTAATCGGGCAATTGTCTGGTACAACAGCAGGCGAAGAATAAGCATGTCGCATTGCAGCGCACGCTCCAGGTTGCGCAGGTTTTCCTTTCTGGACATTTTTTATTCCCCTTGCGGGTCAATGTTGCGAAGCTTTGATGATACCCGCATGGGGTTTTCTCTCTCCTCCCCCCAACGAAAGCAGACCATGCACAAGACCCCGCCAGACATCGCCGATGTGCTCAAGGGCATGCCGCCGCAAATGGCCGCGTTGATGAAGTCGGCAAACCCCGCGCCCGTGTTCGGCATGAACAGCCCGTTTGAAATCGTGGCGGTGCAGGCTGCCGTCCATTGGGCGCAGCACAATGCGGCCATGCACTCCAATGCGCAAGCGTTCGGGCGCGAGGTGATGCGCGCCTATCTGGCAGCGCACGCCGAACTGGCGGGCAGCGCCGCACAGCAACAAACAAAGCCGAGCGCGCGCAGCTTTGCGCAGACCCAAGCCTGAAAGGGGCATGAAACCGGCCCGCCATGCGTGATGCCCCCAAACCCGCCCCCGACTGGCAGCAAATCGAACTCGATTACCGCGCCGGGATCAAGACGCTGCGCCAGATTGGCGGCGAGCAAGGCGTTACGGAAGCGGCCATCCGCAAGCGGGCAAAGCGCGAGGATTGGACACGCGATTTGTCGGGCCGGATTGCGGCCAAAGCCGAAGAACTGGTTCGCAAAAGTGCGGTTCGCAAGATGGTACGCAAAAATGATTTTGCGTACCCCGAGAGCCTCGTCGTCAAAACCATCTCGCAATGCGTGGCCGGTATTTCAGAAACGCACAGGGCATTATTGGAGCGCTCGATTCAGGTCAGCGCGCAGTTGCTGGAATTGGCAGAAGGCCCGGAAATGGAGCCGGAGAAAAGGGCGCGCATGTTCAGGATTGTCACCGACAGCATGGATACCGTAATCCGGCTGCAACGCCAGGCGTGGGGCATGGATCCCAAAAACGGCACGCGCCTTGATGCGCAAAAAGAGGGCGATGCCACGGGCCTTGCCCAATTGGGCGCGATGGTGCGGGCGCTGGCGCAGACACAAAGGGGCGAGATTGCGCGGGGCACCCCGGCAGCGCAGGTGGTGGCCTGAACATGGAAAAGGCAAGGCTGGCCCTGGATGCGCGGCTGGATGCGCTCAGCTACGCGCATTTGAACGGCAGCGCGTATGTGCCCTCGGAGTTTGCGCTGGGCTTTGCCGCGTTCGTGAAGCTGGTCAATGGCGCAGAGGGCGAGCAGCACAGAACGCCGCCCTTGCACCTGGCGATGCTCGACACGCTCGCTTCGGGCCATGAAAGAATTGCCAACCTGTGTTTCCGCGGCGCGGCCAAGACGACGCTGTTTGCCGAGTATCTGGTGTTTTACCTGGCCGTCTTTGGCGAGTTGCCGGGCTTTGGCGCGGTCTCGGGCATCATTTACGTTTCGGACTCGATGGACAATGGCGCAAAAAGCGCGCAGCGCAATATGCACTGGCGCTGGATGAAGAGCGCGTTTTTGCAATATTGGCTGCCCGATGCGCAGTTTACGCAGGGCTGGGTGCAGTTGCAGAACCGCGAGGGCCGCAGATTGGGCCTGCGCCTGTTCGGGGCCAAGACGGGGCTGCGCGGCACGCGCATTTTCGGCAAAAGGCCGCAGCTTGCCATTCTGGATGATCTGGTGGCCGATGATGACGCACGCAGCCGCCCGGCGATGGAACTCATCAAGGATACGGTGTACAAGGGAGTGAACCATGCGCTCGATCCGGCGCGGCGCAAGATCATTTTCAACGGTACGCCCTTCAACAAGGATGATGTTCTGGTGCAGGCGGTGGAAAGCGGCGCGTGGGCGGTGAATGTGTGGCCGGTGTGCGGGCGCTTTCCGTGCGATGAGGCGGAGTTTGAGGGGGCCTGGCCCGACCGCTTCGGCTTTGCGCATGTGCGCGAACAATACGAGATGGCGCAGGCCACGGGACGGCTCGATTCTTTTTACCAGGAGTTGATGCTGCGCCTCTCGGACGCGGCAGGGCGCCTGGTGCAGGAGGCGGATTTGCGCTGGTTTGCGCGCGCCGCATTGCTTGAAAACCGCGCGCGGCTGAATTTCTACATGACGACGGACTTTGCCACGTCCAGCAGGCAGACGGCGGACTTCAGCGTCATCAGCGTGTGGGCGTTCGATGGCGATGCGTGGTGTTTGGTGGACGGCGTGTGCGCGCGCATGGCGATGGATGCCACAATGGAAGCGCTGTTTCGCCTGGCCGCAGAATACCGCCCGCAGCAGGTCGGCATCGAAGTATCAGGCCAGCAGGGCGGCTTTGCCGCGTGGATTGCGCAGCAAATGCAGGCGCGCAGGCAGTTCTTCAATCTGGCGCAGGTGAGGCCGCAAACGGACAAACTCTCACGCTTTCATCTGGTGGTGCCGCTGTTCAAGGCGGGCAGGATACGGTTTGCCGAGGAGTTGAAGGACGCGCCGCTGCTGCGCGAGATGGTGCAGGAAATCCGCATGGCCACGTGGGACGGTTTGAAGGGCAAGGATGATTGCCTGGACACCATTTCGATGCTGGCGCATTTGCGCGCGTTCAGTCCCTCGATTGCCGCGCCCGATGGCGCGCCTGCGGGTAGCCCCATCTGGGGCCATGCGCCGAGCGCCGCCGACCCGTCTTCCCTGGGGAGTTATATCGCATGACGACGCTGGGCGATTTTTTGCGCGACTTGAGCCGCATCGAGCTTTCGGGCAGCGCTTTTGGCAACAGCGGCGCAGGCAGCATCCAGGGCGCGCGCCTTGCCGCCACTGTGGCGCTGATAAACGATGGCTTGCTGCATTTGCACTCCGCCCTGATGCTCAAGGAGGGCAGCGTCATCGTGGAGATGAAGGGCAATACAACGCATTACGAACTGGACAGCCGCTTTGCCGAAAGCCGCTACGACCCTTTGCAGGTAGCGTATCCGTATATCAAGGATTCCATCGGGCAGCCTTTTGCCGATGATGTGCTCAAGATTGTGGAGGTGACGGGCCAGGACGGGCGCAACTGGCCGATCAATGCCAGCGGGCACGCAAGGGCGGTGTTTGTCACGCAGGGAGTTAATGTGCTGCAAATTCCGCAGCCATTGGACGCGGTGGCAATTGCCGTGCGCTACAGGGCAGCACATGCGCCTTTGCGCGAGGATGCGCCGGATGCCCCGCTGCAATTGCCGCGCACCTTGCACGCGCCGCTGCGCGCGTTTGTGGCCGCCGGCCTGTACCGCGCCATGCCGGTGGAAAGCGGCCAGCAGCAGGCGGCGCTGTACGAGGCGCGCTACGCGCAGGCCGTGGCCGAGGTGGCGGCAAGCGATGCGCTCTCAAGCAGCCACATCCGCGCCAGTTGCCGCTTTTGCGCCAACGGCTGGGTTTAGGCTGATGCCAACGCCTGCGGCGCTTCAATCCAGCCGCGCCCTGCCGTCTCCTGGAAGACCAGCCGCTGCGCATGAACACTGTCCAGCCTTGAGAGGGTTTCCACCAGTTCGCGGAAGCGGACATCACCATCGACAAACTCAAGATACATGGCCTGCACGATGCGCGCAGATGTCTGCGGCACGCGACCGCTGCGCTCCCACAGGGAAACGGATTCTTCCGATGCCTTCAGCAGCCCGGCGAGCATGGATTGCGACAGGCCAAGGGCTTTGCGCAGGTAGCGCAGTTCAGGCCCGCTCAAGCGCGGTTTGCGCGCCAGGCTGCGGCCTATGGCCTGGTGCAGGCCGTCGCTGTCTTCTATGGCCGTGGCATCGCCACGCTGGCGGTATCCATTTGTCAGCCATACGTTTTTCAGGCCGCATTCCTTGTAGTGGTACATGGTTTTTGCTCCTCAAAAAACGGTAATTACCGCAATCCAGTCTTTGGCTTCGTCTTTTTGCAGCGCCACGGCCACACGTATCCAGTCGCCCGCATGCACGCATTGCATGCGGCACTGCCAATTGCCCCGGATGTTCCGGTGCGCGGCCTCGTCAATGCTGCCGTTGCGCAGACAGTATTCGATCTGGGCGCGGGTGATGCGCCTTTGGCGCATGCGCTGCACGGCATGACGGCTCAGAAAAATATTGGCCGAATCCTGCGCAAGCTTGCGAATGATGCGCAGCAGCGCCGCATCATTGAGTTCAAAGGGTATCGGCTCCATCATGCCGTAATTATTACGGGTTGCGTGACAAGTGTCAAGCCCCGCACGGGCGCGCTGGCACCCGCTTGAACCAGGCCAGCCATAGTTGCGCCGCAAAGGACGGCAGCGGGCATCATGGCAAACGTTTTCTACCCCTACGGCAGCGACAACACCTTTGTGGTGGACAAGGTGCTGGGCAGCGCCTACAACGTGGTCAAGCACGTGGCCGTGAACATGCAGACGGTGCAGCATGTCAGCGACCATCTGGAACGTGTGTTCAATGTGGCAGAACACATTGTGGCCGTGCAGGCGCTGGCAGGGCACGTGCCGCATATCCGCGCCCTGCACGACAAGCTGGGCGCGCTGCTGGCCCTGCAAACGGCGGCCAATTCGCTGCAAGTCATCAGTGCCAACCTGTTTCAATTGCAGGCGCTGTACACCGACCTGTACAAGTTGCAGGAACTGTACGGCAAGCTGGGCAAGATGCAAGACCTGCACGCCGTGCGAGGTGAACTGGTGGCGGTGGAGGCCGTCAAGACGCAATTGCTCGACCTGCACGACAGGCTGGTGCAACTGAACGCCCTGCATGCGCAGCTTGCCGATGTGCTGGCCGTGCATGCGGCTTTGGGCGACATTGCGCAGGTGCGCGCCAACCTGGCCAACGTCAACAGCGTGGCCGGGAATGCTGCGGCCATCAATGCCGTGAAGGCGCAGCTTGCCGAAATCACGGCGGTGCATGCCAAGCTGGCCGAAATCACCAGTCTGGATGCCGCGATGCAGGGCGGCTTTGACTGGAAGAAAACCACGGACGCGCAGCCGGACAAATACCCGCTGCAAGAGGTGCTGGATGACATGCGCGCGCGCATGGAAAGCGCGGGCATTTGAGGCGCTGCCCTGCCATGCTGCAAACCAACCTGCACCCCGACGGGCATATTTATATGCGCGCCATTGCGGGCAGTTCCGTGCAATCGCACATATATACCCTGTTCAACCGGGTGGAGTGCAAAAACATCGGCAAGGACATTCTGCGCATCGGCAAAATCCGCTTCATGCGCGCTGCGCATTTGCCGCAAAGCGTTGGTATCAGCCTGAATGTGTTCGGTCTGGACGGGCAAGGGGGCGATACCGTTTTGCGGCCCGGCTCCACGCTGTTTGTTTACCTGGCCTTTGCCAATGCCATTCCCGCAGGGTATGCCGGCATGCTGGACATTCCCGTGCTGGACGGGCATACGGGCGTGCATGCGCATGTGTTCATCAGCCGCGCGCATTCGGCCAGTTACCAGCGAAGGCCGATTGCCGTGCAAAGCGGGGTGTACCCGGTGTTTGTGCATGAGGGGCTGCACGCCAGCCTTCAGGCCGATGGCACCGGCAGAACATTGCAGCCAAAGGACAGCAGCAGCGGCGCGCATTTGCGCCTGTCGCTTGCCGCATTGGGCATTCCCAAGGGCAACTGGGCCTTGCCGCCGCCCCGAGACCCGAAGTATTCGGTGTTCCAGAGCACAAATCCGCGCGTTTTTGCGCGCGAGGATGTGGCAGGTGCCAATACGGCAATGGTGGACGGGGCCATGCTGCCGCTGCTCAGGCCGCAGGAAGGCTTGCACTTGCTGGCGCCGCAGCCCGTGGACGGCGAACTGGAACAAAAGCTGCAAAGCATATGGCCGCAGCAAACCGGGGATGGCTTTGCCGCTGCCGTGCCCGCACTGCTGGATGGCGAATTGCACGCCGTGCTGCCCGTCATTCACGTCACATGGCCGCAGCAGGGCGAAGAAGGTTTTGCCGCTGGCGCGGCGCAATTGATTGACGGCGAAATCGTTGTCAAAACCTACAGCACGCTGGACATCGAAGAGGAAACGCCCCTGTTCGGCCATATCCCGCAAATCCTTGACGCAGAACTGGAAACCTTGTGAGCAACATCATCATCCCCGCAGCCGCCGGTATTGGTGGCCATTTCCGGCTGGAAGTGCGCCGCAACGGGCAATTGGTGCGCCAGTTGCCGTGGTGCAAAAACCTGGTGCTGAACCACGGGCTGGACATGTGGCGCAAGAATGTCATCAGCACGCTGCAATTTCAGCTTGGCACGTCCAATGCCGCGCCTGCCGCCACGGACACCGCCTTGCTGGCTCCCGTGGGCAGCCGCATAAACCCCACTTACCCCGTCTCCACCGTCATCAACAAGACCACAGCGCCCTATTACACCGAAAGCGTGTACAAGGCGGTGTTTGCGGAAAATACCATAGTGGGCAATCTGGCGGAAATTGGTGTATATGCAAATAGCAATAGTAGCGCCATCTCTTCAGGATGGTTCTCGCGCGCGCTTTTGAAGGACAGCGCAGGCAGCCCCACCGTCATTACCGTGCTGCCGATGGAGGAGGTGACGCTGTACTACGCCCTGCGTCTGTATGATGACACGGGAGATTCCAGTGGGACTTTCATGCTGGGTTCCGAAAGCCATGATTACACCAGTTATGGATGCATCTCCCCGGAATACACAGGCCGCTCCAACTTCATACATACCGGCTTGTGCCGGGGTGACACAAGTACCGGTGGAGGCCGTATTTCCTTGATTGCAGAACACACCCTGCCCGCTGATTTGCAGGAAAACAGCAGCAACACAAACACCTATTTTTTCTCGACATCCTGGGCTGCAAATGGGGCAAATACAGGAATGGTATGCAGCTTTGTCATGGATTACGCCACCAACCTGCCCGGCAGTCAGGACATAAAAAGCCTGTTTTTGAACAACGGGGTCTGCAACCCGCGGCGTTATGTGTTCGATCCGCCCATTCCCAAGGACAACACGCGCAAAATCACCTTCAAGCTGGAATTTGTCGGCGACCGGTATCAGGCACCATGATTCCCGAAAAGGCCATTGCCGCAGGCCATGACCCCGTGCCTGTGGCCGCACCCAAAAACGGTATCCGCTACCGCTGGCAGGATGTGGCATATGGCGGTGTGGATGTGCAAAATCCAAGCCTTGGCGTGGCATACCAGCTATGGACGGCCCGCTACGATGCCTTTACCGGCGCAATAACGCTGCGGGCGGAAAACGGCAAAAGCTATCCCGTCCACACGCAGCATGGCATCAACGAGATTGGGCTGGCGTTCGACAACAACGCCAATTGGGTTTTGGCGTACCGCCTGACGAACGGCCGGGGTTTTGTCAGTTTTTACTCGGATTCCGTGCTGGGCCGTGTGGTGGTGCCTTTGGGGCGCTGCTCTTCGATGATGGTCGGCATGGATGACGCGCGCGGCATTGCCATTGGTGTGACGGATATTCTGGTCACGTACATCGATGCGCAGCGGCGTTTGCTGCTGCGCGGGCAAAGGGACAAGTACCGGATTGCGCGGGATATGGGCGTGGTGGTTGCCGAAGGCGAGGAACTGGCAGGCTTTGGCATGGGAGCGAACGGGAGGATTCAATGGATTACCTCGAACCAGTATATACGGGCGCTGCCATGATGCCGTTTGCCATCAAGGGGCGCTACACGGCGCAGGTGTGCGATGCCGACGGGCATGTGCTGCGCGAAGTGGCAACGGATAACCGCGTGGTGCAAAGCGGCATGGACACCTTGCTGAAACATCCGGCCAGCCACGGTTTTGCCCTGGCGCATGTGTGCGAGCGCTGCTGGATTGGCAATGGCACCGGTGCGCCCGCACTGTCGGATACCGGCCTGCAAAACGCTTTGTACGACATGACGAATGCCCTGTGGCACAAGCTGGAATTGAAGGATGGCAGCGGGTTTTATGACATCGTGGCAACACGGGAGTTTGAATATCCGAACCGGAGCCGTGAATACTTCATATGGGAGGTGGGCACCTCGGCCAGCATCGGCACGCCGTGGTTCAGCCGTGCCCTGCTGCCCTCCGCCGTGGTGGTGAAGACCACCGAGCAGTTGAAGGTGGTGTTCGAGGTGACGCTGCAAGTCTCGACGCAGAAGTTCACTGCCAGCCTGCCATACGACGGGGCCAATCTGGCGTTCAGCGTGGCGTATGCCAAACCCGCTGCGGCAGAACTGGCGGCATTGGTTCATTCCACTTCTCTGGTGCCCGGTGCCTTGCAGAATGTGGCATTGGACATTCATTACCCCGGCACGTATTGGGACAGCGGCATACCCGGCGTGGGCGCGCAGCACTACCCGCCGTGGCAGGTGGTAGCGACTGAACTGTCATGGAATGCGGCCAGCAAGAAATACGCCTTTGCCCTGCCCCTGAACCTGCCGCCGGTGCCCATTGCTGCCATCGACGTGCTGGCTCCCGGCGTATCGCTGCCCATGCGGGTGGAGTTTGCCACGCCGCCCCGATTGAATGCCGACCAGTATTTCGCGTTTGAAGTCACGCGCTTCTTGAGGAACGCCTGATGCTGCCGCAACCCGAGTTGATTGTGGGCCATCCGCAGGATGTGGCCTGGCACCACCCGGCAGCGGTGAGCGCCATTGATTTGCTGCGCGGCAGCACCGCGCCCTATACCACGGCGGGCGGCCCGGATATTGGCGAATACAAAAGGCCGATGTACAACAAGCTGTGGCAGGCGCGGTTCGACAATACGCCATACCGGGCCATATGGGTGAACCCGGCCAGCGACCCTGCGGACACATTCAGGTTGCTCGACACCAACATGCCCGATGCCGTGGCCCTGAGCCTGACGTTCAGCCGCACGATGCAGCCGTGCGTGGCGTGGTGGAACCGGGCCATGCGCATGAACCTGTACTGGTATTGCGAGGAGACGCTGCGCTATATCGAGACCGAATGCGAAGGCGAATACCCGGTTCTGGTGCAGGAGGATGCGGAAAACGTGCATCACGGGCACAGCCACCTGCTGCTGTTTTGCCTGTTGCAGGGCCGATTGCACTATTACGCGAGCTGGGATGGTTTCAAAAAACCCGTGCCCTTGCTGCCCGATGTGCTGTGGCACAGGTTGGAGAAGGTGGCACCGTGCGCGGGGCGCAGGCTGGGATGTGTGGGAGAGCACCATGTCTTTGCCTGAATATTACAAACCGCGCGACAGCTACCCCTTGAACGGCATTCAGTACGGTACAGGGCGCAGGCTGATTCAGCCGCGCTTTCACAGGCAGATGCCGCACGCCTTGCAGCTTGCGGTATGCGAGGAAGGCATGGCGCAGCACCTGATGGTGTACCAGCCGATGCAAAAGCCGGTGCCGGTAAAGATTGAATGGCCGCGGATTGACAGCCTGAACCTGAAGAACGTCGGCTACCTGCCCATACCCATCCGCGATTTGTACGTGGTGGAAACACCGACAGGAGGGCCGGTGATTGCGCTGGATGCCGTGTATTTGCCGGACAACACCTTGCAGCCGGGTCGCCACCTGGTGCGCCGGATTGAATGGTTGATACCGGAAAAAAGTCGCGCCTGGATTGCCCTGCGCCTGCACGGGCCGTGGCGGGATTTGATGATTGAAGTCACGCGGAGGGATTGATGGAACGGGATATTGCCGCAGCGCGGCCATTGACCGGCTGGAAAAACCCGCCGCGTCTTGAGAGCCTGCGCGCGGATTTGGAGGCGGCGCGCAGCGTGCAGGGCGCGGCGCACGCGCGCATCCGGCGCTGGCGCGAGTTGATGGAAATCGAAGGCAGCGCCGCGCCGCCCAAAAGAAAGGGGCGCAGCAGCGTGCAGCCGCGCCTGGTTCGCCGCCAGGCCGAGTGGCGCTATGCGGCGCTGAGCGAGCCGTTTTTATCCAGCCCGCGCCTGTTTGCCGTGGAACCGGCCACGTTCGAGGATGCGCAGGCGGCGCGCCAGAACGAGTTGCTTTTGAACTGGCAGTTTGTCGCCAAACTCAACCGCGTGCGCTTCATCGACCGGTACGTGCGCGCCTGCGTGGATGACGGCACGGCCATCGTGCGCCTGGGCTGGCAGCGCCATGTCGAGCACGTGGCCGAAGAAGCGCCGGTATGGCAATACTTCCCGCTTCAGGATGAAGGGCAATTGCATGTTTTGCAGCAGGCAGCGCAATTGAAGGCGCAAAACATCAGGGGGTTCAACGAACAGGTGCCTGATGACATAAAGGAAGCGCTTCGATTTTCTGAGGAAAGCGGGCAGGCGGTGCGGGCGGTGCAAACGGGCACGCAAACGCGGCGCGTTGAAAAGGTGTTGGAGAACCGCCCGGTGGTGCAGGTGTGCAATCCATTGAACGTATATGTTGACCCCGGCGCGGGCGGCGATATGGATGAGGCCCTGTTCGTGATTTACAGCTTCGAGACGAACAGGGCCGAATTGCTCAAGGAGCCGCAGCGCTATAAAAACCTGGATGCGGTGAACTGGAATGCGGGCGTGGCAAGCGATGCGCAGCATGTGGCCGGTTTCGATGATGCGACGGGCATTTCGGGCGAGAACCGCAAGAAGGTGGTCGCGTATGAGTATTGGGGCCTGTGGGACATTCACGATACCGGCAAGTTGGAGCCCGTGGTGGTGACGTGGATTGGCTCGACCATTGTGCGCATGGAGTTGAACCCCTTCCCGGACGGCAAGCCGCCCTTTGTGGTGGTGCCATATCTGCCGCAAAGGGACAGCGTGTTTGGCGAGGCCGACGCGCATTTGCTCGAAGAGAACCAGCGCATCATCGGCGCTTTGACGCGCGGCATGATTGACCTGATGGGGCGCAGCGCCAATGCGCAGCACGGCTTTGCCATCGGCATGCTGGATGCCGTCAACCGCCGCCGTTTCGAGGACGGGATGGATTACGAGTTCAATCCCAACCAGAACCCGCAAGGCGGCGCTTTGCTGGAGCACCGCTACCCGGACATTCCGGCCAGCGCGCTGAATTTGCTGGGCCTGCAAAACCAGGAGGCCGAAAGCCTGACGGGCATCAAGGCGTTTCACGGCGGGCTGTCGGGCAGTGCCTACGGTGCATTGGCCACGGGCACGCGCGCGATGCTGGATGCGGCGGGAAAAAGGGAGATGGGGATATTGCGCCGCCTGGCCCAGGGCATGCGCGAGGTCGGGCGCAAGATTTGCGCGATGAATGGCGCGTTTTTGTCGGACGGGGAAGTGGTGCGGGTGACGAACGAGGAGTTCGTGCGCGTGCGCCGCCAGGATCTGGCGGGCGACTTTGATCTGGTCGTGGATATTTCCACCAGCGAGATGGACGAGGCCAGGGCGCAGGATCTGGGCTTCATGCTGCAAACGCTGGGGCCGGGCATGGACGCGCAATTGCGCAACCACATTCTCTCGCAGATTGCGCGCCAGCGGCGCATGCCCGAATTGGCAAAAACGCTCGAAGACTGGCAGCCGCCACCGGATGAGAACACGCAGCAACTGGCCGCGTTGCAGGCGCAGAAGGTGCAGGCCGAGATAGAGAAGCTCAAAAGCGACATCGCCCTGAATGCGGCGCAGGCGCAACTGGCCGCCAGCCGGGCGCAGGCTTTGGGCGCGCCTGCCGATGCGCAATTGATGCAACTGCCGCCGGATTCCTTGAACCAGGCCAGCCATGATGCGCCGCAAACGGGGATACCTTATGACGGAGCTTGAGCAATTGCAGGCGCAAAAGCGCGCTTTTGAGCAGGATATGCGCCGCGCCGATGCCTTGCGGCGCTTGCAGGGCAACCCGGATTTTGAATCCGTGGTGCTGGCCGGTTTTGTGCGCGATGCGTCTCTGGATGCCTTGAGCGCGAGCGTGCATGTGCGCGAGAAGGACGCGCGATGCGAGGCACTGCAAAGGGCGCGCGCGGGCGGCTTTTTGCAGGCGTATTTCACGCAGCTCGGGCAGCGCGGCGACTATGCGCGCCGCGCCATGATGGATATGGAATCGGCGCTTTCGCAGGCGCGTACCACGGGAGAATGAACGATGGGGCAGGAGACGGAATTGGTGCAGGGTGCGCAGGAAGGCGCGCCGGACTTTGCCGCGCTCGATGATGCGCAGTTTCTGGCGCAGGATGCGCAGCGCGGCAATTTGCCCGATGACGCGCCGCCTGGCGAAGACAGGCCCGGCGAAGAAAAACAGGGCACTGACGGCGACGAAGACAAGCCGGGGACGCAAGACGGCGAGGAAAAAACGGGCGCAGAAAAGCCGGGCGAACAGGACAGGGGCGAAGAAAAGGGCGCGCAGGTCGATTACGCCGCGTTCTATCAAAAAATCATGGGCCGTCCGATAGCGGCCAATGGCGGCAAGCTGCAATTGCGCAGTGCCGAGGAGGCGGTGCAACTGATGCAGATGGGCGCGAACTATACGCGCAAGATGCAGGAAATCGCGCCGCACCGCAAAGCCCTTGCCATGCTCCAGGAGCACGGCCTGCTGGATGCGCAAAAGCTCGATTTTCTGGTGGCGCTGGACAAGAAGGAGCCAGAGGCCATCAGGAAATATCTGGCCGACAGCAAGATTGATCCGCTGGAACTTGACGGCGAAGATGCGCCGCGATACGAGGGCGGCAAGTATGCGGTCGATGAGCGCCATATCCAGTTCACCGATACCTTGAACCATGTTTCGGCCAGCCCGCAGGGAGCCGAATTTCTGGCGCACGCCGATGCGCAATGGGACGCTGCGACCAAGCAGGGCGTTTATGACAATCCCGACGTTTTGCCCGTGCTTCTGGCACAAAAACAATCCGGGGTGTACGACCGGATCGAAGCCGAAGTGGCGCGGCAAAAGACGCTGGGGCAACTGCCGCCACACCTGCCCTTCATCCAGGCGTACCAGATGGTGGGCGCGCAATTGCACCAAAGCGGGGCGTTCGAGGATTTGCACGGGGCAGCGGCCAGCCCCGCGCAGCAGTCCGAAAAACCGCCCCCCGCCCAGGTGCAGCCGGGCACCGGCGTGCCCAAAACGCCGCCGCAGTCCGCAGGCGCGAATGCGGCAGCGGCGGCCATCTCGCGCGGCGCGCCTGCTGCGCCTGCTGCGCCCGCTGCGGGCAGCAGCGCCAAAGAGGCCATGCTGCGCGCCGTGGCGCACCTGGACGATGCGCAGTTCAACCAGACTTTCCGCCTGTAAGGCGTTTTTGCGGGCACCCCTTTTTCTGGAGATTCAATCATGGCATTGCAATACGACCCGACCAGCAGCAGCACCATCGGCGCGCAGGTCAAGACCCAATACCTGCTGCGCAAGGCGCTGGTGGACAATTACCACGAGGCGCGTTTCACGCCGCTGTCGCACCGCGAGAACATGCCGCTGCATTACGGCAAGGAACTCAAGGCGTACCACTATGTTCCGCTGCTCGATGACCGCAACGTGAACGACCAGGGCATTGATGCAAACGGCGCAACCATCGTCGATGGCAATCTGTACGGCAGCCAAAAGGATACCGGCACGATTGTCAGCAAGCTGCCGGTATTGGGCGAAAACGGCGGCAGGGTCAATCGCGTGGGTTACACCCGCATTACGCGCGAGGCCAAGCTGAAAAGCCTGGGTTTTTTCCACGAATACACGCGCGAATCCATCATGTTCGATTCCGACGAGGAAATCGACATGCATCTGGCGCAGGAGTTGACCAAGGGTGCGATCAAGCTGTACGAGGACGCATTGCAGGCCGATTTGCTCGCCGGTGCCGGTGTGCATATGTACGGGGGTACGGCCACTTCGCGCGCCACCGTTACCGGCGAGGGCGCAAACCCGTCGGTGATTGACCAGCGCATGTTCTCGCGCATGGACAGGCTGCTGACGAATAACCGCTCGCCCATGCAGACCACCATCATCGCGGGCAGCCGCAATGTGGACACGCGCGTCATCGGCAGCGCGCGCGCCGCCTTTGTCGGGCCGCAAATGCTGATGCACCTGCGCGAGATGCAGGACGCTTTTGGCAGGCCCGCCTTCATCGATGTGCAGCACTACGCGGATGCGGCGGGCAAGAATATCCTCAACGGCGAGGTGGGCAGCATTGGCAACTTCCGCATTGTCCATGTGCCCGACATGCAGCACTGGGCCGGGGCCGGTGCCACGGCCACGGCGGCCAACCCCGGCTATTCCACCACGGGCACAAAATATGACGTGTTCCCGGTATTGTTTGTCGGCGACGAAAGTTTTGCCACCATCGGCTTTCACATGGACGGCAAGACGGGCGGCGGCAAATTCAACGTGACCAGCAAGTCGCCGGGGCGCGAGGTGGCCGATTCCAGCGACCCGTACGGGCGCAAAGGTTTTGCCAGCGTGCAGTGGTATTACGGCACGCTGATCAAAAGACCCGAGCGCATTGCCCTGATGTACGGCGTGGCACCGGCCTGATGCCCGGCGCATGATGCACGGGCCGCGCGGCAATGCGGGCCTTCTTTTTTCATCGGGGAAATGGCAGACATGGCAAACGAGAGCAAAAAAATCACCGCTGCGCAGGAGGCCGCAGGCGGCGCGCAGGATGCGGCGCAGCGCGAGAAGGCGCGGCTTGCGGCGCAAAAGCTGGTGCGCGTGCGCATCAGTTGCATGAACCCGGCCAAGCGCGACCTGAAGGGCGAAATCATCACGGTAGCCAACAGCGTTGTCACCATGAGCAAATACGTTGCCTATGGCGAGAAGACGCGCGACGGCTGGCATGTGCCCGATGCCATCCTGCAAACCCTGCGCCAGGCGCAATATATGGGCCTGGCGCAGGGCGAGGATTCGCGCGCCATGCCCGAGATGCAATGGATGCCCGAGTACGCGATAGAGGTGCTGCCGCCCCTGACGCAGGCCGAAATCGACCAGATCGCCCTGGCCCAGTTGCAGGGCTGATGCCACACAAGAAAGCGCGCCATGAGCCACGACAGCCACATTCCCGCCAACCAGTTGCACGGCGATCTGCTCGACGGCTTTGCCGTCAATATCACCAGCCCCGACTGGAATGACCCCAAGTACAACATTCTGTACGACCCCAATGACCCGCTGTGGAACACGGTCAGGAAGCTGGGCATAGCGGAGCTGACGGACGGCACCATCGGCGGCAGCGGAATATTTGATGGCCTGATGGTGTCGGTGCAGGCGCATTTGCAGCGCGAGTACCAGGACGGGCGCATCACGGGCGGCGACTATACCAAGGCGTATATCGCGCTGGTGGGCGCGGCCATGCAGAATGCGGTGCAGTACGTGACGGCTGCCGAGCAGCAGCACTGGGCCAGCGTGGCCGCGCGCGTGGCCGCCATCAACGGCATGGTGGAACTGGAAAACACCAAGTACAAATACGAGCTTTTGAAGATTGACGCATTGCGCGGGCAGGCCGAATACACCGTCAAAAAGCAGCAACTGGCAACCGAAGATGTGAATTACGCCATTGCCAGCCACGAACTGACCAAAATCCAGCCCGCCAAATACGACGGCATGGTGATTGCCAACGATACGGCCACGTACCAGCTCAACACCATGCTGCCGACGCAGCACGCGGGCATGGTGCTGGAAAACGGCATTGCCAGCTACCGGCTAAGCACCATGCTGCCGACCGAGCATGCCGGTATGGTGATAGCCAACAACACGGCCAGCTACCACCTGTCCAACATATTGCCTGCCACCTGGAACGGCCTGCTGCTGGACAATGCGGGAAAAGCAATTGCCAACGACACGGCCAGCTATAACCTCAATACCATACTGCCGACAACGTATGCCGGGATGCTGATTGCCAACGATGCGGCGCAGTTCAATCTCGACCATATCCTGCCGGTGCAGGAAATCCTGACCAACGAGCAGGGCAATGTGCAGCGCGCGCAAACCCTGCATTCGCGCCGCAACCTGGACGGCAGCGTGCAGGAGATAGACAGCAAAAGCCCCATCAACATGCAGGGCGTGCTGCAATACGCGCAGGTGTGGGCCTATATCCGCGACATGCACGTCAAATGGGCCAAGCTGCATGCCGACGTGTACGCGGTCATGCGCACGACGGATGAATCCATCGCGCCGCCGCCCGGGCTGGACGGCGCGGCGGCCAGCTCCTCGGCTGCGGCGCTGGCGCAGGCCATGCAGGTGGGGGTGATGAGCGAGTGGGGCAATCTGTAATTTGCCCGCAATGAAAGCGCGCCGCCCGTGTCCTCGAAAATTGCCGTCGATTTTGCCGCCAGCTACCTGGCGGGCGAGGAGAAAAAGCGCGCGGTTTTCCTGAAAAACCTGGTGCTCAAGAGCGTATTGTCCAATGAGAGTGTGGGCAGCAATATCGCGCCCGCGTATCTCAACGGCCATTATTTCAGGACAAAACGCTACCTCAAGTGGGTTGCCAAACCCGATGGCTATCTGCATGCCGTGGGCTTGCCGCCGCTTAAAGTCTTGCAGGCTTTGGGCGCAGCCGACATGGCGCAGATTGCCGCAGCGGTGCAGCCGCTGGTGGATAACCCCGACGGGCATGATTTCCATATGCACGGGGTGCAAATACGCACGGCCACGCTGCACGACTACGCCGAGCGCTACATAAAAGAAAACCACCCGGAATGGGCCGCGCGCCATTTTGTGGCCGAGAGCACCAACGAGGCCGGCAACGAGGCCAATATCTACATTGCCGCTGCCGGGCAGCCTGCGCCGCAATTGCCCGAGCCGTCTTCGGGCTGGGAGCATCTGGTGCAGTTCACCATTGCCGATCACGACGAATCCGGCCCGGCGCTCATCGTGCAATACACGCTGCAAAGCCAGCCGCCACAGCCGCCAGACCCTGCCCCGTTCATGCCGGGCACGGAATACGATGAAGGGTATGACACGGTAGCCAAAACACCCTCTGCCGGTTTTGTGCCCCACGGCAGCCCGTGGGTGGAGGATACGGGATACCAGGCATATGTTTACACGAACTTTGAATTGATATTCACCGAGAACGGCACGGGCCACGAGGAATATGTGGATTGGGGAGAGGCAAGCGGCGCTTATGTGGACAGCCCCGTCCACTGGCAGGAGTACCGCAGGCAGCCCCCGCAGGCTTATGTGTTCGAGGGCAACTACCCCCATGAAATTGCCCGCCTGCATGAGGTCGAGCGCATCGGGGTGCAAAAGGATGCGAATCCGGACCCGCCAAGGGTGCTGGTGCAGCAGTACAGCGGAACGCACAACGCAATGACCGGGGTATTTCGCCGTTATGAGGAAAACCACAATCTGGTGGACGCATGGTGGTACAGGACGGGCGGCAGGGTGGAGGAGATTCTGGTGCATGCCGACATTGCACGCACCTTCATTTACACCCGTGGTTCGGGCAATGCCGCGCTGGATGCCATCATCGACGGCGTATTGAATGGCGCGCAGGATGCGGGCGTGCCTTCGCCGCCCCGGCCCCTGGTCATCAACCACACGCGCGTGGACGAGCTGGGCGACAGGATCAACGTGGGCCACCGCAGGCACTGGATGGATGTGCCGTGGCCCGTCATCCGCACGGCGGCCAACAACTACACCGGCACCGACCCGAACCCGGCGCACAGGCTGGTGAACATGGCCGCGCGCAGGCAGACCGGCAAGGGCGTGTCAAAACTGCTCAAGGAACTTCTGGCGCACGATGATTACAGGGACTTCAGCTACGTCTATTATTTTGACGGCATACCCCTGAACACCAAAAGAAAGTATCTGACGCGCTATGTATGGGAGTATTTCCGGGGCTTTGCAAGCGGGGGCAGTGATGTGGATGCGGCCATAGCCAATATCCTCACTTACAACCAGCAGGTGCAGGACTACTATGCATGGCTGGATGCGATGGAGGCCAAGGCCAATGGCACGGCCACGGCGGCACAATTGCTGCTGGCGGGCGGGCCGCAAAAAACCCTGCCCGCACCGCCCGACAAGGCAGCAGAGACCGAAATCCGCTGGGGCCGGGACAACGATTGGGCAAGCTGGATTCACTACAGCCTGTGCATGTATGGCTGCTTTGGTTCCGAAACCATTGTGCCGGGCCAGCAGATAAATACTTACACCAACAAACCGGCAAAACGCGGGGAGTGCTGGATAAGCAATACTAAACACGCTACCGGCAATGATGACCGGCTGGTGAAAACGCTGGATGCGGATGTGACCACCTTCTGGTATCAGGAGGATTTGAACACCTGCCGCAAATATTCCATTGCCAACCTGCGCTTTGAAAAGTGGGTGTGGCGCTGGGGTTATGTGACGATAACGGCAGCCGAAGCCTTGCAGGAGGCGGATGAATCGCGCTTTTTCTGCCTGGTGCTGATGCAGCCCCTCAAAACCATCGGCATCGTGGCCGCCACGCAGGTGTTGTGCGAGAGCGCGCTGCTGGAAATCGACGTGTACGTGCAAAAGAGGAAGAAATTCGGCTTTGCGCAACTGGTGGGGCTGGTGGTATCGGTGGTGGTGGCGGTGTTTTACCCGCCTGCGGGCGGCTATTATTTTGGCCTGCAAGGTTTCGCCGGGGCGGTGGCGACGGCGGCGACCAATGTTGTGGTGGCCAGCGTGGTCAGCGTTGTGGCGGTGCAGGTGTTTGGCGCGCAGCTTGGCAGCGTGATGGCCTTTGTTGCGGGCACGGTGGCATTGAACATGATGCAGGGCGCAAGTTTCGGCAATGCTTTGGGGGGCTTGCGCGATGTGCTGTCCACGGCAGAGGGATTGTTGCGCTTTTCCCATGCCATCGGTGATTCCTTTCGCGCGTACGCGGCAGAAAAAATCATGAAGTTGCAGGGCGATTTCAACACCTTCATGCAGGGCGCGCGCGAGGAAAGAAATTACCTCGATGAACTGATGCGCCACAGCGGGCTGCACAGCGGCGGCGGCGTGGATGCGCAGCAGATCATGCAGGCTTTGAGACAGGCTTTCGACAATGAGGCCAGCGATGATTTCCTGCGCCGCACGCTGGCAACCGGCAGCGACATCGCGCAGATGGGCATGGATTTCATATCCGGGCACGCCGACGGCAATCTGGCGCTCAAATATTGAATAGGGAAAATGGATATGGCAACAGGAATGAATCCACTGGCCGTGTACGGCAATTACGCCGGCCCTTATGGCGTGATGCCGGTAAGCCGCATTGCGCAGAATCTGGCCTCCTTCGGCACGGCGCAGCAGCAGATGCCCGGCGCGCAGGTGCCCGGCATGGATGCGGCCTGGTTTCGCGCGCCAGATGGCTTGACGCAGCAGGGCGGCATTGCATTGTCGCCGCTGGCGCAAAATGTCGCGGGTATCGGGGCCAAAGCGGGCGCGGCAGATATCGGCGGCACGTTTCTCGGCATGAACCAGGGCCAGTGGGGCAACCTCAATACCGGCCTTCAGGCATTGGGCACGCTCGGCGGCGTGTATTCCACCTTGCGTGGTCTCAATCAGGCCAGGGACGCGTTCAACTTCAACAAGGGCATCGTCAACACCCATCTGGCCAACAGCATTGGCGACTTCAACCGCCGCCTCGAAGACGTGGCGCAAAGCCGCGCCGCCTACCACGGCATGGGCCAGGACTATGTGGACGGCTATGTGGACAGGCACAGGGCGCGCGACCGCAGGCAGGAGAAATGATCATGGCAAGACTGCAATGGAATTTCAATGCCCCGCTGCTTTCGGGCGGCAGCCAGCAGGCGCAATCGGCGCGCGCCCTCAACTGGAATCAATTGGGCGCGGGCCTGGGCCAGCTCGCGCAGATGGGCCAGCAGCAGGCGGCCAGCGGCCCGGATGAATACTACCGCCAGCAGTTTGCCGCAGCCCCCTTGCAGCAGCAGATGGACTGGCGAACGCACGGCAATCTGGTGCCGCAGGAGCACAAAAAGCTCGTCTCGCCCGAAGTGCTGAACCAGTACCGCAACACCAGCCCCGAAGCGGCCTTGCAGTGGGATGCATTGCGCGCGCAAAACGAAGTGGTGCAAAGGCAGCGCCGGGATTGGGGCAGGCAGGATGCGGCGTACGATGCCTTGCAGGGCTGGGCAAAGGGCGTGCAGGGCACTGCGGGCAATGCGGGCAATGCGGGCAATGCGGGCAATGCGGGCAATGGCAGCGCCGCCGCGCCCGATGCGCTGGCGATGAATCGCGGCATGCTCGATCTGGCGCTGGCGGGCAATGATGCGGCGCTGGCCTCCAAATGGGCGCAGGGCTTGCACACGGCGCAAGAGGATGCGCTTGTGGCGCGCGCCATGACGGGCCATGCGGGCGATAGTGCGCAAGCCGGGCGGGCAGGCGGCGCAAACCCCGATCTGGCGCAATACCTCTCGGGCTTCAACAGCCAGTTGGGCACGGGCGCGGCCAACCGCTACGGCCTGCAAAGGGGCCAGGTGCAGGATGCGGACAGGGGTGCGCAATTGGGCCAGTTGGGCCTGGCGCAGCAGCGGGCGCTGGCAGGCGCGGATGCCCTGCTGGCGCACAACCCCAAGCGCGCGCTGGAAATGATTGATGCCGTGAACAAAAGTCTGGCCCAGGACGTGCAGCGCGACAACGCCTTGCGCGCCAGTGTGTGGAGCGGCAACAACCAGGCCGCTTACCAGGGCGCGGGCCTCTCGCGGCAGGATGCGGCTCTGGCCGAGAGCATGCGCCACAACCGCGCGGGTGAAAGCATGGCCGCGCAGCGCCTGCAATGGGATATGGCAGGGCGCGCCCAATCGGGCAGCGGCGGCGCGGGCAGGGCGGGCGCAGGCAACTACGACCCGGCCAAAATCCGCCAGTGGTATGTGGCAGAGGATGAAAATGGCAACAAGACGTTCGACCAGGCTGGTCACGAGCGTCTGGCCGAGGCAATGGTGCAATACCCGGAGGCCGACCCGCAGCAATTGCACCGCCTGCTGCAAATGCAGGATGCGGCCACCCGCCTGCAAAAAAGGGCCGACGTGGAGCATATCCGGCAAAACTTCAATGCGGGGCATTTTGCGCAATTCATGGCCGAGGACGGCATCATGGCGCACAACGCGCGCGAGGTGCTCGATTTTGCGCAAAACATGGGCTTGCAGCTTTCGGCGCAGCAGGCGCGCGCCGTCATGCAGCAGATGCGCAGGCAGGAGCGGGTGGCCGCAAACCGGGCGCGCTTTGACGAGGCGGCTGTTTTGCAGGCCATCGAAAGCGGCCAGCGCCTGCCCGATGCCGCGCTGATGCATGCGCCCGCCGCGCTGCGCCAGAGATACATCCAGGCGCAGCGCGGGCAATAGGTACGGCGCGCTTCAACCAGGCCATGCATGCTGGGCGGCATTTGCCCCGCATTGCAGGATCGCAGCCCATGAATACCGCCGCAGCGCAAACCCCGCAGCCCGAAGAAGACCCGCTGGCCCCCTACCGCAGGCTGCGCGCGGCAAGCAATCCGTGGCAGCCGCGCACCCAACGCACCTGGGGCGAGGCCATCGGCGACACGGGCCTGCAACTGGCCCAGGGCGCGGTCAACATCGCCGGGGCCATTCCCTCCCTGATCGCGCCCGGCTCAGGAATCGCGCAGGCAGCGGGCAATGCGGCGCAGCGATTGCAGTCAGCGCAAAGCGCGCCGATGCAGCGCCAGATGCAGCGGGCGCAAGAGCGAATGGCGCTGGCCGACCCGGACAACGCATGGGAGCAGGGCTGGGCGGCTTTGCGTGCCAACCTCGCCAGCCCGGCGCTGGCCGCAAGGCTGGTGGCGACCAACCTGCCTTCGATGGTGCCGGTGCTGGGCGCGGCCAGGGCGGCGCAGGGCGCAACGCTGGCGGGCCGCATGGCCGCCGGGCCATTGTCGCAGGCCGGGCAGCGCGCGGCGCAGGCGGCAGCATCCCGCAACGCGCTGGCAGCCGCCGCAGGCACCAATGCGCTCTTGAATGCGGGCGGCGCACGGGGCGATGCGTTCGCGGATTTGCGGCAGACCGCGATGAGTGCGGGCGTGCCCGAAGCGCAGGCACGCGCCATGGCATTGGCCCGAAGCTGGGCACCGGCGGCAGTGGGCGCTGCCACGGGCGCGGCCAGCGGCCTGCTGGGTCTGGAAGCGTCGCTGTTCGGCAATGCGGCGGGCAAAGCGGCAGGCAGCGCGGCGGCGCGCATGTCGCCCTGGCGCGGTGCGCTCAGACAGGCCGCCCTGGAAGGCGCGGGCGAGCTGGGCGAGGAAGTATTGCCGCAGGCGGCCACCAACCTGCTGGCCAGCCCGTGGGACGGCAGGAGCGTGATGCGGGATCTGGGCCGCACGGCAGCCGAGACCTTGATCGCCAGCGCGCCGTTCTCCGGCGCGGCAGGCTATTCGCACTGGAACCAGGCCCGCAGCCAGCAGCAACAGCGGCAGGCGCAGCCGCAAGACACGCCGCCGCAGTCGCTGGCCCGACGATGGGCCGCGCAGCAAGGTGTGCCAATGCCCGATGCGCCCGCCGCCCCCGATGCCGCGCCGCCGCGCCTGTCCTTTGGCCCCACGCAGTTTGTCACCTTCCCCGACGGCACCACCGGCACGCAGGCCGAACTGGATACGTGGCTGCAAGCGCTGCCAGAAAATGAGCGCAGCAGCGCAATGGCCCGCGTGCTCGGCCATGCGCCGCAACAGGCCGATGCGCCAGCGCCGCAACCGGCGCAGGATGATGGCGCATTGCTGCCCGCAGCCGCGCAACCGGCACCGCAGCAACAGCCGCAGGTCTTGCCCGCACCGGCAGATACCGGCGATGCCTCCACTGCGCCACAGACCGGGCAAAGCCGCGTCGCACTGCCCGCGCCACAAGCGCAACCGGCCAATCCGGTCGCCACCACACAAACCCCGCAAAACACGCAAAACAGTGCAGAAAACAACACGCAGCTTTCGCAAAACACGCCAAATCAGGCACAAGCCGCGCCAGAGGGCGGCGCGCCGACCGCCACCAATGCAGCAGCAGGCAGCCCCGGCGCAGTTCAGGAGCGCAGCGCTGCGCCTGCTCGAAACAACGGCCAGTCACTGGAATCTGTAGCGCCAGGCGCGCCGCAACCAGCCCCGGCCATTGAAGCGGCCACTGCGCCGCAGCAGGAAGCAGCGCCCGCACCGGGCGGCCTGAGCATCGGTACCACGCCACGCAACGCCGAAGCCGTGAGCGTGCGCAATGGCGTGGTGCATGTGGGCGAATACCCGGCGCTGGACTACGACAGCGGCGAGCCGGTCACGGTCGCACAGGGCAGCTCCGACGCGCAGGTGGTGCAGGCGCTCAGGGACGCGGGCGCAATGTCCTCGCGTGACAGGGTCTACGGCCTGCAAAAGGGCGGCGAGGGCGAGACTGCGCCCGCCATGCAGCAAGGTGCCGTACCCGACAGGAGCCGCACGCAAGAGGATGCGCCTGCGCCAGAGACCGCGCCGCAGCAGGCGCAGCAGGCAGGCAGGGATAGCGCCGCGCCTGGTGCGGGCAGCCCCGCCGCCCCTGTGGCGCAATCGGCGCAGCAGCAGTGGCAGGCCATGCCCTTCGAGGAGCGCCAGGCCCTGCTGCAAGCCGCTCCCGGTTTGAACAAGGCGCAGCGCCAGAATCTGCACACGCGCGATTGGGACAGGCTGGGCGAAAAGGCGCAAGGCAGCATCGCGCAGGCCATTGAGGCGCAACAGCCCCAAGGCCAGGTGCCGCAGGCGGATGCGCGGTTTTCCAGGGGCGCGGATGCTGGCGGCGAAGCGGGTCTTCCCAAGGGGCAGCAAGACACGCAAGTACAATCGGACAGAAGTCAGCAGGACAAATTCAGCGTGCCAAGTGAAGGTATCAGCAAGGCGCAAGCAGAGGATGCATTGAAAGCGCTGACGGGCAAGCCGTTACGCAATCAGGAAACCGGCATTGATGCGTTTATCAACACGACCCAAGCAAACAAGTTGACCAGCAACGCTGCGGTCAACAAGAGCATGGCGAATGGATTTACCCGTGAGCAGCACTATGCCATTACTGCAAAAATTGAGACGTTATGGGATAACGCGATTCAGATAAGCGAACGTGCCGACAGAAAAGGGCACCCTGACATCAGGATAAAAAGCTTCGTTGCCCCTGTTGTTCTGGATGGGCAAGTGAACTACGCTGCAATAACGGTCAAATCCATTGATTATCATGGACACCGCATCTATACGCTGGAAGCGCACGCAGAAAAAACGCTTCGGGGTATGTTAGACAAGGACGCTATCGATAACTCTGATACGCCCAATGCCCCCTCCCGAAGCGTTGACAGCATCATAAAGGCATTGGAGGAGAAGGTCAAGCCTGACGCGCACTTGTCCCGCGAGGGAGACCCCTCCCCCGCCGCTGCGCGCATCCAGCGCCAGGCCACGCAGATCACCCAAAGCTGGCCCAATGCCCCCGAAATCATCGCCGTGGACAGTCTGGATGATGCGCGCGTGCCCGCAGCCGCGCGCCGCGAGAACGCCAGGCAGGGGCAAGGCGGCGCAGGCGGCACGCCCGATGCCTTCTGGCACGACGGCAAG